TTAGTGCCCAATTTACCTAGGTCATGATTAATTGCAGAGAATACTAATTCTTCAATGGTATAATCTTTCTTCTGACCAAAGCGCTCCCATACTTTATCCATTACTAAAGCGCCTTCAATTACTCTATTAACATGATCTACGTATCCACCAGGAAAACAATTATGGTGGTTTAATTTTGTTGATGCGGGACTAATTGCTAAAGTTACTTCTCTGTTTTTATAAAATTCAAGTAATGCATCTTTCCTATCAGATGTAATATACTTTTCAATAAATCCATAAAACTTCTGTAAATTCTCTAGAATTTGCTCTTCTGTTAATTTTTTCATAACCTTTATTTTGTTTAATTAAATTGTCTTTGTTCTTCGTTATTGATTAGAATTTCAATTTCGTTAAGCTTGTTTCTCATTCTTTCTAACTGTTGTTTTAAAACGTCAGGATGCTCTAATCTAGAGATTGAAGATTCTTGTCCAGCGATTAGATTAACTAATTCACCAAATTTTTTAATAACTAATTCTTTATGTTTCATTTTTATTGTTTTAATTTCTCTATCATTTGTTCAAGAGAAGCTTGTGGTTTTAGAATATAATCACCTTTTTTCGTATTAATTAATTTAAGATCCTCGTAAGACTCCGCTACGTAATAAAGATCGGTGTTATTAACGATTGCCATGGGATACTTGAAAGTATTTGTTGTAGCTTCCAGTGAATCACAAAATTCAGGATTACTATCACAATCAATTTCTACGTATAAACCAAAAATATTGGCTTTTAACTTAGCGCATTGTTTGCAGCCTTTAAGCGTCGCTATTTTCATAAGGTTTAAATTCTTTGTCTATTATTGCCATAATTTCTATCCACATGATTTTTTCATCATCATTCATGAAAGGAAATTGCATGTCTAGATAAGTATATATAATATCTAGATCTTCTTCTGTTATGTTATCTACTTTTATATCTTCTATATTCATTTCCCCTTGGTGTGTCCCCTTTGGTTATTATCTTAGGACAAGATTAAATATACAAACGTATGAAATTCAACTAAAGAATATCTTTTTAGTGTATTAAACTATTTTTTACACGTAAGTTTTTTATTTCTCGTTTAAACTTTATTTAGTATATTAACTTAATATGGAATCACACGACTACGTATTGGGCTTATTAGAATCTTTGCTAGGTAAAGGCAAGAAGGATCGTCATACTTTCGATTATGCGTTCCATTGTCCATTTTGTAATCACAAAAAACCTAAGCTGATTGTCAATGTAAAAACAGGTCAATACAATTGTTGGACGTGCCATCCACAAACAAAAGGTAAAACTCCTGTTTCTTTATTGGTAAAGCTTGGAGTAGAAAACGAGCGCGTTTTGGAAATGAAAAGCTATTTTAAAAGCGATAAAACCAAGATAGACGATACTAGAGACAAGAGCGTTTTTCTTCCAAAAGAATTCGAATCTTTTACAAAAAACGATGGTTCACTTGAATATCGTAGAGCTGTTTCTTATTTAAAAATGCGAGGAATTGAAGCTTCCGACGTGTTAAAATATAATCTTGGATATTGTAAAACTGGAAGATATAGAAACAAAGTTATTGTTCCATCTTACGATAAAAGCGGTAAATTAAATTATTTTGTTGCGCGTTCGTATGAGAAGGATCCGTTCTTAAAATACGATGCACCAGCAGTTACCAAGACAGAAATAATTGGCATGGAGTATTTTATAAATTGGCAAGTTCCAGTGATTTTATGCGAAGGAGCATTCGATGCCATCGCTATAAAACGTAATGCCATACCACTTTTTGGCAAGTCAATACCTAAGTCTTTAATGCTAAAATTAGTAGAATCTCAAGTAAAAACAGTTTATCTAGCGTTAGATAATGATGCGCTCAAGGAAGCACTGACGTACTCACAGACACTACTTGATCACGGTAAAGAAGTATACTTAATAGAATTGGAAGGCAAAGACCCAAGTGATCTGGGCTTCGAAAAAATGACGCAATTATTACAAAAAGCTAAACCTTTAACATTTGGAGATCTTCTATTAAGAAGGTTGCAAATAGGAAAATAAAATATGCATAAGATACAAAGCACAATCGAATTATCAAAGCTTAACAAGATATATCATGTAAGCGATATTCACATTAGAAACTTCAAAAGACACGACGAATACAATAGAGTATTCGAAAGATTATACAAGTACATAAGAGATACTTATACCGATGATAGTCTAATAGTATTAACAGGAGACATCGTACATTCTAAGACAGACGTTACTCCTGAATTAGTAGAAATGGTTCACATTTTCTTAAGAAATTTGTGTTCTATAAGTAAAGTACTAATGATTCCTGGTAATCACGATGCCAACTTAAATAACGCCCACAGAATGGATGCTTTGACTCCTATAGTTAATGCATTGAACGAACCAAATTTATTGTACGTTAAAGATACTGGATATTTTAAGATAGCAAATAGAACTTTTGTTCATTGGTCTGTCTTTGATAAAGAAGATAAATACGTTAAGGCCGATAAGATCAAAGGCGATTATAAAATTGCTTTATTTCATGGACCAGTTACGGGAGTTCAGATAAGAGAGAATGCTCAATTATTAGATCAAAACTTAAAAATTTCCGATTTTGAAGGCTTCGATATAGGATTATTAGGAGACATTCATACGCGTCAATTTTTAGATGGAGAAAGTACTATAGGTTATCCAGGTTCTTTAATTCAACAAAATCATGGAGAAACAATTGGTAAAGGTATATACGTTTGGGACTTAGAAAATAAGAAAGCAGAGTACGTAGAGATAGAAAACGATACAGCGTTCTACACTATCAATGTTGATACAGGTGTTTACGATCCAGTGCCATCTTCTCTTCCAGAAAATTTATATTTAAGAGTTAGATACAAGAATACAACACAATCTGTAATTAAAGATATTGTCTCTATAGTAAAACAAACACGTAATGTAGTAGAAAGTTCAATACAAAAAGTAAACGATTTTTCTAACAGCGAAACAGGAGAAAAAAGATTACACAATATCGATGTAAGAGACGTAACTTATCAGAATACAATATTAACTGGCTTTTTAGAAAGTACTTTTGGCGAAGATACTGACTCAATTACTAGAGTTTTAGAGATAAATACAAATCTTAATAAGTTACTTTCAAAATCAGAAGTACCAAGAAACTCAATGTGGATTCCTAAGAAATTTGAATTCGATAACATGTTTTCCTACGGTAAAGGAAATGTTATAGACTTCTCAAATATGGAAGGAACTTACGGTATATTTGCTCCAAACGCAAGTGGAAAATCCACTCTACTAGACTCTATTACTTATTGTATTTTCGATAAATGTTCTAAGACTGCTAAAGCAGGTCAAGTAATGAACAATCAATCGACTAACTTTAATTGTAAATTAAATTTCGAATTACACGGCAAAGAATACACTATTGAGCGTAAAGGTATTAAGCAAAAACAAGGGAACGTTAAAGTAAATGTGGACTTCTATTACACTGAAGGTGAAGATAGAATTTCTCTAAATGGTAAAGATCGTAGTGATACTAATGCTAAGATTAGAGAAGTTATGGGTAATTACGAAGACTTTGTACTAACCGCGTTGTCTGTTCAAAACAATAATACTGGCTTTATCGATATGTCTCAAAGCGATCGTAAAGACTTACTTTCTCAATTCTTGGATATTAATGTGTTCGAAGAATTATATCAATTGGCTAATAACGAGATGAGAGACGTGTTGGTATTATTAAGAGAATATCAGAAAGAAGATCACCATCAGCTATTAAGAAAATCAGAATTCGACATAGAAACTTTTGAGATCGCATTAGAAGAAGCTAAAGAAGAAAAGTCTACAATAGAAAATAAAAGATCTTCGATAAATAGTCAAATACTAGATAAAACTGCACAATTAATTCCAGTAGATAGAGACATAGTTGATATTAATGGACTCGAAGAGCAAAAAACTGCCGTAGAAACAGGAATTGCTAAAGTAGTTACTTTTATAGATGCGAATTTAAAAGCTTTAGAAAGTGTAGATAGTAAAATAACTGAACTTAATGCTCAAATTATATTTGATAAGTTAATCAAAGATATTAATTTAGAAGATTATAGTCACAAATTAAGGTCTCATCAACTTGATACAGACGCTTTACAACAAGAGCACTTAAAATTAAGTCACGCTAAAGCTAATTTAAAGAACAGTCAAAAGAAGATGGAAAAATTGGCTGAGCTTAAATACGATCCTAATTGTAAATTCTGTATGGACAACGTATTTGTTAAGGACGCTATAGAAACAAAGAATACCATAGCTTCAGAAGAGCAATCAGTATCAGATATCGAAGAGGTTATAAAGACTTTAGAAAAAAGAATCAAACATTGGTCTTCCGCTATTGAAATAAAAGAAGCAAAAGATAAGTACGATAAGAGTTTACAAGACTTAGAAGGACAGAAAAATAGATTAAACGCTGAAGATAATAAACTAAATAAAAAGTTGAATGATGCTAAAACTTTATTATCTACTATAGAATCAAAGATAGAAGCTCATAATCAACAACAACAAGCCATAGAGACTAATAATGCTTTAAATATTGAAATACTCGAACTAAATAAAAGCTTAAAAGCAGTAGAAAAAGAATTAAATACTAAGAACGAAGAAATAGTAGAAATTTCTGCTAATAAAAAATTAGAAGAGAGTAATAAGATAAAATATGAAAAGGCTATAGAGAAATTGAAGGACTTAGAAGTTAAGTCAAAAGACTATCAACAGTACTTGGCAGCAACTCATAGAGACGGTATACCTCACATGTTAATTGCTAGTATCATACCTTCAGTAGAAGAAGAAATTAATAATATCCTTGCACAAATAGTGGATTTCTCCATAGTTTTACAAGCAGAAGACAAGTCAATAAATGCCTATATCGCTTACTCAGAAGAAGATTTTTGGCCTTTAGAATTAACTTCTGGAATGGAAAAATTCATAGCAAGTTTAGCTATTAGAACTTCTTTAATTAATGTATCATCTCTTCCAAAACCAAATTTCTTGGCCATTGATGAAGGCTTCGGGGCATTGGATTCTAGCAATTTAAACTCTATGGTGATGCTATTTGACTACTTGAAGACGCAATTTAAGTTTATTATGATCATATCACATATAGATTCTATGAGAGACATAGTAGATTCTCATATAGAGATAAATAAGACAAACGGCAAATCTAAAATAGCACATCCGTAGTAATATTTATTAAGAAACTTAAATGGATTTTAACGTGATCAAGACAGTAATCGCAATATACCCAGGAAGATTCCAGCCGTTTGGTAAACACCACGCGGATTCTTTTAAATGGCTAGAATCAAAATTCGGTGCAGCGGATACTTTTATAGCAACTACAGATAAAGTCGAGCCTCCAAAGAGCCCATTAAACTTTAAAGAGAAAAAAGCCATCATATCCAAGTACGGATTCGGTAATCAAGTAGTTCAAGTTAAGAATCCTTATAAAGCAGAAGAGATCACATCAAAATACGATCCTAAGACTACCGCGGTTGTATTCATGGTAGGTCAAAAGGACATGCAAGAAGATCCAAGATTCAAAATTGGAATAAAAAAAGACGGTACAGATTCTTATTTTAGAAAGTACGAGAAAGACGGAGTAATGAAACCTTATACCTCTCATGGCTATTTAATAGTTGCTCCTCATGCTTCTCACGATATTCCTGGAGTTGGCGAAATGAGCGGTACAAATATTAGAAAAGCATTATCTACTCCAACTACAGCTGCTCAATATAAGAAAAATTTTGAAGGAGTATTTGGATGGTGGGACGAAAAGCTTGCCATGTTAATGAAACAAAAATTTTCATCTCAACCTTTGAAGGAAACATCAGTATTAAGTTCTCTTTTTAAGAAGCTATTAATGGAGGGTGGAGCTGGTGGACACATGGCTCATCCGTTTGACTTAGACAAAGTGAAGACAGGTAAAGATTTGATAGCGGTGTTCAATCAAACAGCTAAATTCTTACAGAAGAATCCAGCTCCAGTAAAAATAGACGGCGTAAATGCTTCTATAAGATTGGGTAATATAGATGGTAAAAGAGAATTCGTAATAGATAGAGGTTCTGCTAAAGATCTAGACGTTAAAGGCGTTACTAAGGCAGATCTACCTGCAAGATTTGATACGCCAGGACATGGTATGATTAAAGTTGGAGGAAAAGTTTTAGATATATTTAACGAAGCACTACCAAAAATTAAAGACGAATTAAATAAATTAGGAATGATTAAAAATCCTAATATTCTTTTTAATATAGAATACGTAGAAGGTAAAACTAATGTTCAAGATTATGGTAAAAACTTCTTAGCGATTCATAATTTACTTGAGATCACACAGAATCCTGGTAAAAAATCAAGATCAACTCACGAAATACCTTATTCTAAAGAGGTATTAGAATCACTTATACAAAAATTACAACCAATTGCTAAAAAGTATGGATTTGAAGTATTGTCTTCAATTCCTGCTAAAGTAACAAAAGCTCCTAACTTTAGTTCAGCGTTATCTAAAAGCTATCCAGTAGTGTTAGCTAAAGGTAAAAAAGAAACTAAGAGTTTACAAGATTGGTTGAATCAAGCAAAAAATACAAAAGGCGTTAAACTTAAATTAAAAGATGGTAAAGTTGTAGATGCTTTAAGTAAACAAGTTTTCTTAGACGTTAAAAAAGGAACCCCAGTTACAGAATTAGTAGCAGATCCTAAGGACGCTAAAATTGCAATTGATTCATTTGTTATTTACGAAGCTACTATGGAATTAGGCGACGTATTATTAAAATCAATGACGAGTCCATTGGGACCAGTTGATCAACAAGAAGGAATAGTAGTAAGAGACAAATCTATTTCTCCAGAACCTTTTAAAATCACTGGATCTTTTATCGTTAGAGGATTACAAACAACGTTTACAAAATAATGACTACACAAGAACGTATAAATTTAATAGAAGATTTCATAGACTTTGCTAGCTATCATTTAAAAATAGAGAAACTTCCAAAGATGACATTCATTGGAGACAAAAGTTGGGTACTAGCTAGACACAGTTTTGGTGAGTACACCAACGAAACAAGTTCTATAGTAATGTATATAGCTAATAGAAATTTAGCTGACGTCCTAAGAACTCTGGGTCACGAATTAACACATCATAGACAGAATGAACTTGGATTATTATATACTCAGTCAGGAGAAACTGGATCTCCAGTAGAAGACGAAGCCAACGTTGTTGCAGGTATTTTAATGAGAGAGTTTGGCAAAAAAAACGAATTAATATACGAAGGCGTAAAGCTAAACGTATTGAAGCAACTTATAAAATAAAGATTATGAAAGAAAATGTTTTGAAGAAAGAGTTCTCTAAAAAGGACGTTCAAAGAATGAGAAATATCATTACTAAAAGGACAGGAGATAAAACTCAAGTGTTGGCAGGTTGGGAAAAGAAAGATCAAGATCATAAAGAAGGAGACGTATGGGAAGAGCATGGGCGCAAATGGACGATCTCAAATGGTATAAAGCAGACTGTTACTAAGTTGGATAATTTGAAGAAACTGGTAGTGATGCCATTGTGTTGTCCAAAATGTAATAAGCCTATGAGATTGGACGAATTGAACAAGAAAATGTACGGAATTCACAAGATATGTTTCGAGTGTGTAATAGACATGGAAGCCGCAATTAAGCAACAGGGTAAATGGGAAGAGTACGTTAAGCAGCAACAAAACGCAAATAAGAATGCTCAATTGGACGACTTAGAAAAAAGAGTAGAAGCTTGGTTGAATCAAAGAGATTCCTTTGTATCAGAAGCTGGGGAAGTAGAAAGTTGGACAGAGGGAGACAAAACCAAAATGTACGAAGAAGTAAAACAGTGGATTTCCAAACAAAAGGAAATAGACATATAACATATTTATAAACAAATCTCTAGAGATGCCCGCAAAATCAAAAGCACAACAAAGACTGATGGGAATGGTACACGCAGCACAACAAGGTGAAAAGCCTGCTAGTCCTAAAGTAGCTAAATTAGCCAAATCAATGACTAAAAAATCAGCAACAGACTTCGCTTCTACAAAGCACAAAGGTCTTCCAAATAAAAAGAAAAAGCCAAAATACGAAAATAATATTGGAGAAATTCATGCAGTATTACATCCACACGAAGGTTGTAGTGTTGGAGGAATGATTAAAGAAATCGATCCATTAAAAGGTTTGGCTCCTCATTCAGTAATGGCTGAAGAAGTACATAGCTTACACCCAAGTAGAGAGCATGCTATCAAAGAGGCTCATAAATTACATCAAGTACACTTAAAGAAGCTTGAAGAGATCGAAAAGAAAAAAGATCACGTAGCTAAAAAGATCACGCAAACTATCGATGCTTTAGAAAAGAAGAGAAAGGGACACGTTGATTTAGCCAAAGAAGATCCTAAGAATGCAAGATCTCACAAAGAGCACATCGCTCATTTGGCTCATCAGATCGACGACTTGATGGA